CATAAATTGGTTTATCAAAATGAGAAAAATGGGATTCAAGATTAAGCAAATCGGATTTGATAGAAAGTTCGGAGTTGAATTTTATCTAGGCATGAAAAAGGCCGGCTTTAGTATTGTAGATGAACCACAGTTGTATATCAACAAGTCGCAAGGCTTTAGGCGAATAGAGAAGAAAGCCAAGGACGGAGATTTATATTATCTTCATTCTGAAGCATATGAGTATTGTGTGCAAAATGTACGAGCCATAGAAAAGCAGGACGATATGATCCAATATGAAAAAGTAGATGGTGATGGTGGAACAATGAGAATAGATATCTTTGATGCGAGTGTTTTTGCCTGTGTCAGATTAATAAAAAGCATGGAGAAGTCCGGAAGTGCTAACCGTTGGCTGAAAGGAAATCAAGATATGAAGGAGGAAGAAAATGGTTGATAAAAAAACATGGAAAGAGTTTAAAGATTGCGGAATGCTATGGTGGATCAACATGATATTGCACACTTTTGGATGGGCGATTGTAGTCAACATTGAAAGTGGAGAAATTACAGAATGCTATCCGGCCAGAGTAAAGTTTAGAGGGTTTGATGAAAAGAATAATACAGACGGATATACAAAAGTATCAGAATATATGAAAGAAAATTCATCCGAATTACTTGATGAATGCAAGGACTAAACTGAATAGTGAACATATTTGAAAGGGGGTGAAAAAGACGAAGATACTAGATAGATTTAAAAAACGTTCCATATCAAGTACAGAATATACAATTCTAACAACTACATTAAACCAAATTGTACCAGATGGATATATCAGATTAGCGGATAATCCAGAAATTAAAATGGCAATAGGTAAGATTGCGGATCTAGTTTCTAATATGACTATTCATTTAATGGAGAACACTCCAAAGGGTGATAAGCGAGTAAGAAACGAGCTATCAAGAAAGATTGATATTGAACCGTCAAGGTATATGACTAGAAAGTCATGGATTTATAAAATCGTTGCAGATTTATTATTATATGGTGATGGAAATTCAATCAATCATATATCGATGGACACACGAACAGGACTTATAAAAGACCTTACTCCTTTTGCAATGCAGAGCGTATCTTACGAGCCTACAAAAGACGGGTACATAATTAATTACAATGGTGTGCCGTATGATCCAGATGAAGTAATTCATTTTGTGATTAATCCAGATCCGAATTATCCATACCGAGGCACAGGATACCGAGTGGCATTGAAGGATATTGCAAAGAATCTAAGCCAAGCAACCGCAACAAAAAACAGTTTCATGAGCGGTAAGTATATGCCAAGCCTAATTATAAAGGTAGATTCAAACACTGCAGAGTTGGCAAGCGAAGAGGGCAGAGACGGAGTATTTAATAAATACTTACAATCAAGTAAAGCCGGACAACCTTGGATTATACCTGCGGATATGCTAGAAGTTCAACAAGTAAAACCTTTATCGCTTTTAGATATTGCAATTAATGAATCAGTAGAGCTGGATAAAAAAACAGTAGCAGGACTTTTACAGGTACCTGCCTTTTTCTTGGGTGTGGGTGACTTCAAGAAAGATGAATATAACAATTTTGTCAATACACGGATTATGTCAATCGCCAATGTTATTTCACAGACATTAACTAGAGATATTTTATTCAGCCCTTCATTGTATTTTAAATTAAACCCACGAAGCCTTTATTCGTATAATTTGACAGAGTTGGTAACCGCAGGCGGTGCAATGGTAAAGATTAACTCAATGCGGAGAAACGAATTAAGAGATTGGGTTGGATTAGACCCAGATGATGAAATGGAAGAATTAATCGTTCTTGAAAACTTTATTCCGCAAGGACAATTAGGCGATCAAAACAAATTGAAAGGAGACATAGAGGATGGAGAAGAGGACGTCGTTTCTGACGAGTCAATTTAGAGCAGCGGAAGTTGAGGACAAGCTAATTGTTGATGGGTACTTTATTAAATATGGAGTAGAAACAAATTTGTTTGACGATGTATTTGAGGAAGTGGATGCACGGTCGGTAATTAGGAGCCTAAAAGAAAATGATATAAGAAGCCTCTTTAATCACGATACTAGCATGGTATTAGGGCGAACCGGCAACAGCACATTAACTCTTAAATCGGACGAAGTCGGGTTATGGGGTTCAATTGAAATCAATAGAGACGATCCCGGAGCAATGGGTGCATATGCACGAATTAAACGCGGAGATGTTGTCGGTTGTTCTTTTGGTTTTTACCCACTGAAAGAAGAAGCATCAAAACGTGAGGGCGGAGGCACAAAGTATATCATCCGTGAAATGGATTTATTTGAAGTTAGTCCTTGCGTATTTCCTCAATATACACAAACAGAAATATCAGCCAGAAAGCAAGATGTTGAAACAATGAAGAAAGAGAAACTTGAAACCAGAAAGAAATTATTGAAAGAGAGGTTGAGTAAATGAATCCAATAATTACAGGAGCTAAATTAAATTTAAAGCGTTCGGCATTAGACACTCTAAATGATGCCATCAAAGAATTAAACACCCGATCAGAAGAAATTACAAAAGCAATTGACGGAGCAGCAACGGAAGAGGATTTATCAGCGGTTGAAATGAGCGTTGATGAAATGCAAGCAAAACTAGATACTATGATGATGGAAAAAACCACACTCGAAGAAGAGATTACAGCATTAGAAACAGCATTAGAAGAAGCAAACAATAAAACACCGGCAGCACCGGCAGAAGGAGCAAGAGGCATGGAAAAAGATTTAGAGATCAGAGAAGCGATTAAAGGTTACGTAAGAAGCAAAGGAACAGTAAGAGCAGGCTTTACATCAGTAGAGGGCGGCGCATTAATCCCGGTTGAGTTACTCGCACCTAAGAAAGCATTAAAGGATAAGATTGACCTGACAAAGTTTGTTAACATCGTAAAAGTTAACTCTGGATCAGGCAAATATCCTTTTATCGCAGGCGCAGGCGGTGTAATGGTTTCGGTCTTAGAATTGGCAGCTAATCCGGAACTTGCTAAACCGGTTATCACGGAAGTGGCTTATGACATTTCTACATATCGTGGTTATGTTCCGATTTCCCAAGAAGTCATTGACGATGCGGATTATGATGTTACTGGGTTGATTGCGGAGAATATCCAAGATCAGGAATTTAATACTAAAAATCTTGCGATCTCAACCGTTCTCAAAACTGCAACCCCTAAGGCCGTTGTCGGATTAGATGGAATCGTTACTTTATTGAACACCGGATTTAAAGATGCTTATTCCGTTAAGCTATTCATTACTAAATCTTTGTACAATGCGTTGGATTTGCTTAAGGATTTAGACGGAAGATATTTGCTTCAACCCGATCCTACAGTTGCATCCGGTAAAGCTATCAAAGGCCATGAAGTTGTGCCGTTGGACGATACAGTAATCGGCACACTTGCAGCAGACCTCAAAGGGTTTGTCGGTGATGCTAAAGAATTTGCAACATTGTTTGATCGTCAGCAAGCATCCGTTAAGTGGATTGATAATAATATTTACGGTCAGCTTCTTGCAGATTTCGTCAGATTTGATACTAGGAAAGTTGATGCAGCTGCAGGAGTTTATATCACATACACCGCGGCAGTATAAGAGGAGGCAATTAAATGGATTATAAAGTTATAAGCCCATTTGCTGACTTGCAAGATAAAACGAAAGACTTCCCCGATGGCAGAATATACGCTATCGGGGATACTTTTCCGTCAGCAAAAAGGAAAGTATCAGAGGATCGCATTGCTGTATTAATGAGTACAAAAAATCAGATAGGCATAGCGGTGATAAAAGAGGTAGGTGATAAGTAGTGACCGAGACAGTATTAGCACTTGTCAAAGCGAGACTAGGCATATCCACCACATTTAGAGACGCTTATTTAACCGCCATTGTTAATGGCATCATAAGAGAGCTCGAAAAGATACAAGGGCTTGTAATTAACCCAGTAGATAATTCACACCTGATGTTTATTGCCGATTATTCCGAGTACAGATATTCAAACAAAGATAATCAAATTATGCCAAGGCATTTACAATGGAGGCTACACAATTTAATGATTAGCAATAAGACATTAATAGTTACTAACATTTTATTGGTTGGAGTTCTTCCAGGGATGCCAATTGTAAATACAGTTTATATCTTAGCAGATGGAACAAAGCAGATGTACATTGACGGAGTTTGGACAACCGTTGTAATAACTGACGGAGTTTGGGCGGTGGTTTAATGTTTAATTATGAAATTGAATTAGG